GGAAATTCATGTTGAAGCATGAAAAATTGGCCATCCAATCGTTAGATCGCCTTAATCCAACGTGGGTGAGTAAAGCTATCCGTGCAATTCAATACCCAAGCATAGATGTTATCATTGATACTGGGCCGGAGGTTGATTCTTTTTACCAAGTTCTCACTAGGAAAGTTGAAGGTTTCTTGGGAACATTTTGGGAGAATGTTCATATTGCGAGTGGGAAGAACAATAAGCAAGTAGGTGATCTAATGGCAAAATTGTTGCCATATTCTCAATGGTATGAAAGTGACGCTAGCAAATATGATGCACATTGGGTTAGTTTTGCCTACCAACTTATCCGCAAGTGGATGGTGGCCTCTGGTTGGGATCCTGAGGTTGTGGCAATGATTGATAAGCAGCAATTCATGCGAGTTCGTGATCCAGCAGGTAATTCTTGGATTGAACCGTTTACGATGAAAAGTGGTGTGGCTCAAACCACATTGTTTAACTCCATATTGATGGCCGTTCTCATAGTTATATCACTTACTATTTTGGGCGTCAATGTTGGAGCTGACAACCTTCAGGTTTTAGTGTCAGGTGATGATGTTCTATTTGCAACTAATTCGAAGATTTCCATCCCTGACTTCATGGAGGCTGCTTATTCACTAGGGTTCATCCTAAAAACTAAATCTGTCACCCCAGTTACTGCAACTTTTCTCGGGTGCCATTTGTGGCCATGCCTGGATGGATGGTATATGGCACCGGATATGGGGAGATCTTTAGTAGGATTGGCATGGGCTCGTTTGCCACAAAAATATCCGTTGTCTTGGTGGAAGCAGGTTTGTATTGGGGCAATGACATCTTATTCGCCTATACCACATATGCGAAAATTCTTTCAAAAACAATCAGAAAGCATAAAGGAGAATAAGAAAGTAAAGGTCGATTGTCCGGCGGATATAAAGACAGGAGTAGTTGGGGTCCCAGACGATTTGGCTTACCAATGGTTTGAGGAACGGTACTCCGGTTTTCCAATTGAGAAGTGGTTAGAGGCTAACCCAGGTGATATTGTAGTTATCCCTGAACATATTTTCAAAGATTATATTGAATAAAATATAAAAGTATGTGTGTTATATTTAGATGTGTGTATTGTTTTGTAAAAACCGACTACACGGAGGCGCAGCACGCCAGATAATGAAAACTGATGACTCCTTTTTGGAGGCGAGTGCTGCGCGTGACCCTAATTATTGTAGTTCTTGTAGGGTCGAAAAGTAACACATTCAGAAAGTGCATGTTACTTATTGTCGGATATAAATGAAAGGAGGAAAACTTTCAGCAAATACGGTAGCGGCTTTGTCTGCTCAAGGGAATGCTGCAGCTTCTTTTGCATTACCTAAAGATTTATTACCCATTCGCTTTTCTGATAATTATGCGACAGCACCCACAGCCTTGGCGCGTCCATATTATCTTTTAGCGAATGATTTTTCTTCAGGCTCAACAGCTGCAACACCACAAATACCAAATGGACAAGGTCTTGCAATTATTTTTCGCAATCCCCTTCGCTCTTTGATCTTTCACGATCCAAATTCTTCCAATTTAAGTAGTCGTTATGATGCAAATTTTATCAATTCCTTGGGCAACATTTCTAATAGTACTATTTGGAATGTTCGTAATAATGTTGTGACCCAGAATTTGCAAATTTCGGCTGCTTACATGACAGATCATTGGGCAGGTAATAATGCGAATGCCCATCCCCATGGCTCTATTTTATATATTGGTTCGCAGAACGGCATTAAAGGTACCTGGATTGATTCAAATGGAACAGCGAATGCTTCTTTCTTTACGCTTACTGTTACATTTGATTCTTCAGCACTTACTAATTCCAATCCAGATTTAAATGTATCTAATGCCTCTTTAACATTAAATTTAGATGTAAACCAATTGAATGGGAAAGTTTGGGAAGATTTTCAATCTTATTCTACCAATCTCACTGTTACTGGAGGTGTTGTTGCACCCGCAGTTTTTATAATTTATGCAGTTGAGTCAGGGTATTATTCTTTCTCATTAGGAGTCAACGTTACTAGTGCGATAAATTCTTCTTCGGGAGTAGTTATGGCTTTGCCTTTAGATGTTTCTTATTATCAGACTGCTACTTCCGATTGGCTGTGTCATTTACCATTACCTAATATTACAGCTAAAATGGCAACTGTTCAAAGTTTACGCATGAATGCTATGTCGTTGATGGTTTCTTGTCAGGCCTCAGAACTTAACAAGGCCGGTCGTGTTGCTGGGCTACAAGCCCCAGCCGGCATTGCTTGGCAAGAGTTTGTGCTGTTTGATGATGTTTCAACAGCTAATAACGCCAATACCCGCACTTTGGACAATGGTATGTATTGTTATGTGAAACCCACCTCACCCTTAGATTTTCAAATGATGGAACCCTTTGTTATTCAGAATAATCAGATTCTAGGGGCAGATTATCCTTTAGTTCCAGCTCATGACTATATGGTCATTGTGAGCCAAACTCCAATAACTACAGGGGTAATAGCGCCAGGAGGCAATACATACATAACCACAGCATGGGGTATCGAGTTTAGAACCACAGATGTTTGGTTCGATCTTGAACCCCCAAGTCTTACACCACAAAAATTTGATGCTGAGGTTATAAAATTACGTAATCTCCCCCAATTCACCGAGAACCCTTTTCACGCCCTTCTAGCCGGGGGGTTGTTGGCTGGAAGGTTCATTGCAACCCATTTACCACAGATAGCTAGTGCAATTGGAGGGATTAGTAACATTGTCGATAACTTTAAGGAGAAGCCCGAACCGGGTCAGATCGATGTTCTTCGTACTGCCCGTGTTCCAACTTTGGTTACACGACCATCGAGATCTGTAGAGAAGGCGGCGGAAAAGATAGTTCGAGCTCGAGCGTTGACACCCTCAATTAGGGCATCTCGTGTTACTATCCGTACGCGTGCTAGATCTTTATCAAGAACTCGTAGTCGTTCCAGATCGAGAAATTCAAGGCCTAAAAGTAATCGAAAACGCGGGCAGGGAATTTCAAGAAATAAATTGAGATTACAAATGCGCGCCCGTAATCGCAATCAGCGTTAAGTCCTCAAATTTATATTTTATATTGATGTTACTTATTTTATTTTAATTTTAAATAATGTCTAACCCCGTTGCAGGAGCTATTCAGCTTACTTTAGGTGCCAATGCTAACACTACCTATACTTTACTCAATCAATTGATTGTTACGCCTGGCATACCCCCAAGTTTGTCTTTCAATGTCGTATGTAATGATACTAGTTCAGTTGGGGGTTTTATTAATATCGCCTTGTATTATAAGGTTTTTGGAGCTACTGATGATGTGACTATCACCTCAGCGAGCGTCTCTGGAGGTATACAAGTTACTGCGTCCCCTACAACTGCCGCCAATGCCACTGTTTTTGCAGTTTATTCTTTCTTCACGGCTTCGGCAGTTAGTTTTCAGGAAGTGCTCCGGCCTATGGGCATTACAGCTACATGGTTTAATACATATAATCCAACAAGACTAGATTTAATTATGAGAGTTACAACTGGTACTTTTGCTACCACTTATAATTTGCAAGCTAGTCATAGGTTGTTCATGTTGCCGCCCGAATACTTTGCACCGATTTCAACTTATCTTACCAATTCTAATCATGTTGGAGAGGCTCTTGTTAATCCGTTAACTGGAGCTTTGACAGTTGATACACTTGGAACTGTGCAAAGAGTCCAATTGACTGATTCTACCAATACTTACACTGCGACCGTTGATAACAGCGGAAGAATTAGTGTGACAGGAAATACTTTTCCGCCTGTTCAACGTGTGCAAGTGGTCGATAATACCAATTTTAATATCGCCAATGTAAACGCAGCAGGTCAATTGGACATAAACCTTACTAATCCCGTGATTAGAATGAATCTAACTGATTCCACAAATACTTATGTAGTTGCAGTGGATAGTACAGGACATGTGCCAGTTAGTACTGCTAATCCCTTGCGTGTGGCTATCACTGATAATAGTTCAACTTATACAGCAAGCGTTTCTTCTACCGGGGTTCTTTCCACAACGCCAGCAGTTGCACCAAATGTTCAACGTGTGCAAATTGTTGATAATACGAATTTCAATATTGCCGATGTTAATTCTGCTGGCGTTCTTTCAACAACACCAACAGTTATTGCGCATCCCTTACCTGTTACCATCACTGATGTTGATGGCTTTGGTAATGTGAGTGTTGTCAGTGGAACGCTTTATACAAGGGTCACCAATCTTAGTGACCCACTACCCGTAGTTGTCACCGATTCAACTGCAACTAATTTTGCTAATGTTTCTGCTTTGGGTGCTCTTTCAACTACAGGAGGTGGTGGTGGTGGTGGTGGCGATGTTAATATTGTTAGCATAGCTGGCGTTGTTCCAGCAATTACGGCACATGGTGCTATAGCTATTGTTCCGGGTAAATAGATATTTTCTTTTTAACGTATTTGTGTGATTAAGATATTGTGTGTCCGAGTGAGGGGTATCAAAAATCCCCCGTGTTAGGTTAATTGCATCCAGACTCTGTTGTGGGTGGCCCTCGGTTTTGTTTAGTGGTTGTTGCTTTGAGTCCAACGATGTTCCATTAGCATACAATGTGTGTTTGCACAATTTACCAAAGTGATTTTAATGGTGTTCCTTAAATCACAGTTTGAAGTTAAAGGTCTCTAATGACTACTCCTTGTACACCAACAACGTTCATTTTTCTCTTCCCCATTTTTCCACTTTTTGAGGGTGTTGAGAATTTGAGCGCTAAAAACAAC